ACACACCTGAAATTTCTTGAATGTGTAAAGTATCTAATGATGTGTCAAATGCTCCTGTTAAATCATATGTTATGTAAGCAGGAGTTACTGTCTGAAAATCTACTAAATAAGATTCAGACATTATTTGCATTTCGTTCTTGTTTTTATACCACAAGAAAAGTTTACTAAATCTATCGTCACTAAGAAAGTTTCCGCTAAATGTTACCCCGTATTTAGCTTCAATCTGCTCAAATATTTTTTGAACTCTAACTGCAGGAAATAACTCTTGATAGTGAATATGTCCGCTTGTGTGATGAATATCATTAGAACTGCTTGTTGGAATCGTTAACCAACTTGGAGTAATTGTTGTTGGTGTTTGTCCTGTGTAAGTCCATATTCTTTTAGAGCTAATTAAAGGATATTTTACATCATACGAATTTGTACCATCTAGGATTCGTGTTCTCACTTCGTCACCTGTGTACTCATGATTCAAAGGTGTGTAATCTAAATCAGATAATAAATCTTCTCCAAAGTAATCTAGTAACGTCTTTCCATCTCCGTAAAAACTTACCGTATAGCTTTCTGCTTTTCCGTTTTTTAGGTTCGCTTTTTCAATCTGAATCTTTCCACGTCTGAAGAAAGTTAAATCAATTTCAATAAACGCATTCCTTCTCAGGTTGTGATCAATAGTCGAATTAACATCACTCTGATAAAAGTGCTGAAAGATAGCGTTATTGTAAGTTGAAGCAGGAACGGTAAAGCTCTGTGAAAAGTCCGTGTAAGTCTTTGAAATGTCTGAGACGTTCTGTTGCGTTGAAGTAACCTGAATCTGCTCATCGTTGAATAATTCAAGTCTTTGTCCTTCTATGTATACTTGTACTTTTCTGTTCATTAGACTACTGAGTTAATTAAGTCGTAAGCATATTCAAATTCCAATTGATAATTAATCATGTGTGTGTTTATGCTTTTGAATAGCTCAGTTGATTTCGTGTTTATCTTCACTGGAGATTTGTCTAATAGGATTCTTTCGCTTAACATTAGTTCTGTAATCACTTGTGAGTAGCTTTCGTTAACCCAATCAGTATTTACCTTGATTTGTGTTTTTGCGTTCGTGTTAAAGACTTTTCTTTGTCCTTCCTGAATGTTATAACTAGGATAGGTTGCAGGCATTAAATTATACTCCGTGTTTTCAACGCTGATTGAATTGTTACTTGCTTTAAAAAACCACTCAGTTTGCCATGCTCCAAACTTGTTAACGAAGTCACATCTTACAGGTGTGTATTTACATTCGTCTTTAGGTTGAAAAGTTGCACTCCATATTGTACTTCCTCCGTTGATTATTTCTACTAGATTTCCTGCACTTAAATACGTTGAGTAAACTCTTGGAAAGTCCTGTACATTTGCAGTTCCTAAACTTGAAGTTGTAGAAGCTCCTGTTGAAAGATTTGTCCATTTAATAGAATCTCCTGAAATGTTTTCAATAGTCAAGTGTCCTGTGTTACCGCTACCATCTAAATAATAGTTGTAAGTTCCTGCAGTCAAATGAACTCTTCCTAAATCAGGATTCGCTCCATCCGTATAATTTCCGTAACCTTCGTAACATCTGTAAGTAAGTGTTGAACCAAACTGAACAAAACCACCTGTTGTTTTCTTAAAAGTTTTTAATCCTATCCAACACCATTGAGCAGCAGGAGTTACTGCGTTACTTGTTGTGATTGTTTGTAACGTATTGTGATTGATAAACTCCCTGATGTAAGGTGAAAGGTCGTAATAAGTAGCAGGTGAACTTGACGAAGGTATTTGTTTACTTAACGTGTAAGCAGGTGAACTAGGCATTGGAGTAGTATTCCCATTCCAAAGAAATATCTGTATCATCGAAGCAGTTTGTCCTGTTTCGTTTATTGTAAAAATGTAAGGTGAACGTGCGAAAATTGCCATCTATTTTTGTTTAGGAAATGTTGTTGTGTTAAATAATTTTATTGCATCTAATCCGAATGCTTCAACTAAATCATTAGGTAAACGCTTGTAAGCCTTCTCAAATGGTTTTGTAAAGAATAAACTAGGTTTGATTCCGTTTATATAAACTGATCTTGCTATCAGGTAAGACAAAGATTTTCTACTTTGAAACTTTCCTTTATCTCTTGGAGCTAATCCTTTTCTAACAATCCATTTATCAAATGCTTTCGCAGGAGGCATCTTGTTAGTGTACTTGAAATCCGTGTTGTACTTTTTCTTTACTCCACTAACCCCTTTGTCCTGATAGAATCCGTATTCATTCATTTCAAAGTTCATAGAGAATGAATTAGGCATGGCTTTCACATTACCCTTGATAGAGTTATATAAGCTCTTAGACGAGTTCTTTCGTTGACGTGTTAAGTTAGACTTTGCCTGACTTACAACGTAATCACGGAACTTGTTCAGCTCTTTCTGTAACTCCTCTTGCTTCATTCTCCTTTAAGAGCTTTCAGTTCATTGTACATAGCAAGTAACTCTGCTTCCTTTTGAGCAATAAGTTCTTCTTGACTTGGTTCTTCTACTTCGATGAACTCAACTCGGACTAATCCGTTATCATCGTAAATTTCGTTTCTTAATTGTGGCATGGTTATATGTTTTAAGATGCTGTTATAAATACGCAAGGAATTGTTGAAGTTAAAAAAATTAAACTCGGATATGTAGTTGGTGCGCTTCCAAAAGTTGCGCTACCACCATATCCACCAACTTGACTTACTCCATTTGTTCGCACTAACATAAGAGAACCAACACCTAATGAACTAACACTATTATTTGAGTTTGCATGAATTGTCAACCAATACGTTGTCCCTTGAGTAAATGTAAACGAAGTAGTTGCAGTTTTTATTCCGGCAATGGACAAATCCAAATCTGCTGACTCATAAAGTTTTGTTGTAGGTATACCATTAACATCTGAATAAATTAAAATCCTACCAAGACCACCAACAACAGTTGTACCCGCGTTTATGTACAAATTTGAACAAGTAAATGTTTGATTTGGAATGAATGGCAAAGATATTAATCTATTTGCAATCAATGCTGTACTGTTCATTGTTGTAGCAGTAACTGCTGGACTTGTTTGTTGTCCCGTTGTTAGTTTTAACAAAGCGTGAATACCACTCGCACCACCACTAATTGTTAAATCTCCACTACCTAAAACTGAACTACCGTTGATTGTTTTAATGTTAGTTCCTGAAACGAGTGTATCTTGAACTGCTAAATCTCCACTTCCAAGAATAGAAGTTGAATTAACCGTCTTAATGTTAGTTCCTGAAACTAAAGTATCTTGCTTTCCGTTGATTGCACTTTGTAAATCTGTTTGATTAGATAAAGTACCTGTGATGTTTCCCCAAGATGAGGCTGCAGATGCACTTACTTCAACGTAAGCTGATGTATCCCATCTATAGAGTTTGTTCGTGTTTTTCGCTACATACAAAATCTTAGCACTTCCTGTAGCAGGAAAAGCAGCTAGATTTGCATACTCCCTGAATTGACTAGGGATGTTAACATTTATTGCCATACTATGTTTATTGTTTGATTGCTTAAAGTTGGATAAGTTTCTGATGCTACTTGAACATCATCAATTAATACGTTAAAGGTTGTATCAGGTAGAGTTAATGTGCTTCCACTTTGTACTGTTGCAGTATAACTTGCGTCCGTGTTTACAACGTATGAAGGAGAACAGAAAGGTGTGTAACTTCCAGTATCGCAAATTGTCATGTCGTTTGGAATCGTAACATCGAAAGTCATCGTCCAACCTGCTAACAAGTTCTCGAATCTTTCTGTAAATGGTTCTAAACTTGGTTCTCCTGAAACCACAAACTGAACATCCCATAAGTTACCGTGTAACATTTGCTGATAACAACGATTTAAAACTGCGTGTTGTGTGTTTAATACATCAAGCTCATTATTGTTCTCTTGGAATACATCCGTTACCTCTGATTTAGAAATATCAACTATATCCATTGCAAGAATAGACACATTGAAGGTCTGTGTGTTTGATTGTAGCGTTGAACTATTTACCATGATATGAGTCAATGGAAAAATAGTTTGTTTGTTTAGGTCAACCTGAAAGATATCTCCTTGTGTAACTGAGTTAACAACTTGATCATTGTCAAAGTGCCATTTCAGTTTGTTCAGTACCTCGTAAAATCCTATCATCTTTTTAAATTACGTTGGAATTGTCTATGTTCGATTTCGTTTTTTTGCTTTTCGAAGGTGAGATAGGTGAGACATTTAGTAAGTCTAAGCTCGGTGATTGCATCGAACTTAGTAACGTCTCCTTTAGCGAGTCCATATATTGATTGATACCATCCCCATCGTTTTGCAAATTGAGTTGTTTCTGAAAAGTCGTTGACAGATTCTTGTCCTTCTTCATCTGCTTCTCCAAATAGTTCAGGGTAGCCTGTAACAACTCGTTTCCTAAAGTCCAAAAAAAAAGAGAACTTGCTATTACTACATCCAAAGGAGCGAATTTCATTAACTCTTGGAAGTCTTTGTTTGGTTCGTATGGTAAGATGTCGTATTTATCCTTTCGTGTTTTCACAATTGGACGATACATAACCGCCATTGCTTTGTGGTAACTATCCCAACTTGTAAGATGATTCTCTAAATCAATATATTCACCAAATGAAATTTCTTCTAATTCAGGAATAAATCCAAATTCAATTTTGCCTTGTTCAGTTTTAATTTCAAACGTTCTTTTAAACTCAGGTTTCTCTGAGAATAACTTTGTAAAGTGTGCTATTAGCTCATTCAAGCTCTTTAGCTTCATTTTAACTACGTCTGTTAATGGAATGCCACAGAAAATTTCTATCATCTTCTGAGCAACAAATTCTTCATCGTTGGAATCTGCCTGAACTCTTAGGAAGTCCTGATAGTGTTTAAGTGGAATCTCACTTAGATTAGAAGGTACGTTGATTTCTAACTTCATATTTTATAAACTTATTTATTCTTGTTTTGTTGCACCTGTATTATGTCGAATGCTGCAGTTAGCATCTGAAAGTGCCTGCGTATCATCATGACATCATCGAACACTATTACAATCCGTTTTCCTGTACGCTGATAGATGTAATCCTCAACTACTCGTTTCATCATTGGTAAATCATCTGATGTTGTATTGTCCATAGTTCTTTTTTAAACCGAGTGTTTCCATCTCATGGTATCTTAATGCATCAATAGCGTGATTGTAATGATCAATAGGAATGTTTGTTTTATCTCCGTCTTTCTTTAGACTCCAACAATAGCTTCTAAGCTCTTTGATTAGGTTTGTACTTGCACTGGTAACTAAGTATTCTTGTCTTTGCATTACGTCAATACCAAACTTGATTGAATCAACTCCTTTTGTTACGCCTTTAATCATCTTTCCGAATCTTCTAATCTCTTCGATTGATTTAGGCTCTGAGGAATCAGCATAGATAGTAACGTGATTCGGCAGTACGTTTGCAATATCAGAGTTTACCATTCCTGTTCTATAACAGATTTCGTTTACTATTCTTTGTCCGTTGTAGTTGTATACTTCAATCGCTGATGTTGGATCATTCGTGTAACCAAAGTCTAATCCTATTCCTATTAACTTTGCTTCAGCAGGTATTGTATCAATCGTTTTCCAGTTGTTGAAGATGACGCCCTCAAGGCTTCCTATTTCTCCAAGTCCATAAACCCTCCACCAATTTGCCCAATAAGAACTCGTTGCTGCTTTCTCACGGTTCTTTTCAATTTGGCTTACGATTGATTCATCAAGAGCTTCGTTGTCTTTGTAGGTTAAGATTATGAAATCTGAATCAGGTTCGTCTTTCAGTTCCTTGTGTACCCAAAACTCATTAGCAGGGTTAAAGTCCAAATAGACTTCTTTCTTTGTACGAATTGAAAGCTCGTTGTAAGATTCGAATGAAACATTGTTACACTCGTTGATATAAAGCACGTCTCTTCTTGCTCCTCTGAGTTTAGATGCATCGTCTGCTGAGAAGAACTCCATTACACTACCGTTGCCAAACTCGTATCTTAGAAGAGACTTATTGAATCGGTCTTCAATATACCGACCTGTCCACCTCATCACTTTGATGAAGTCTTTTAATGCACCCCTTCGCAAATGTGGTATTGATTCAGCTACAACCGAAACTTCTAAGTTAGGATAGCGAGTACATCGGTCAATTAATACAGGAAGAATACCAAAGGTCTTACCTGCTGATGTTCCACCTTGAATTATCTTGATTCGTTTTTTTAACGCTAAGATTTTATTTATTGCTGTAGTTCTCTTGAACATCCAATTTTTGTGTTAGATATATATAACCACTTTTTAAACCTAAATAACCAACAGGAATAAAGTTTACATCATACCCTTTGTAATTGTTAATGCCACAATCAAAGTTACTCGCTGCATAAAAATGCCAGCCTTTGTTATTAGGTTTGAATGCACTTGCTTTAATCATAGCAGTCAAAATCTTTTTAAAATCTCTTTTGGATGTACACTTAATTTTCATCCTTGACATCAGGAAACAATGGTTGTTCTGTTACAATTGTGCTTTCTACTTTCTCTGTTAATCCGTTCAGACGTTGTGTAATTGATGCGTTGTATTGTCCAACCATGCCACCTTCGATTTGGTCTCTGCGGATTTCCTTGCGTATGTGTGTACAGATGGGAATGAAATCTTGGTAAAGTTTATCCTGATTCTTAAAATACTGCTCTACGTGAAAGCCAAACTTATTGAGAACGTAAATCTCAAAGCCTTCTAAAGTAAGAGGACATTCAAGTGGTTCTGCTATCATGTCTCCGCTTCTTTGGTTCATTACATACTTGTAACGTGGGTTTTCTTTTACGTGTGATTTGTATGCTTTGAACATCTCGTACATTTGTTCTTCACTCTGTACGTTTTTAGGTCTTCCTTTTTGTGCCATTAGTTATTTCGTGTTTTTGTATTTTTTAAAGTGGTCTAAAAATTCATTTTCGTCTATCTCCTCAACGCACATTAAACCGTCTGCATCTGTAAGATAAACTACATAGTGACATCCTAACTTAGTTAAATGGTCTGTTACTGCATTAGCAGCTTCTAACATCTCTTTACCGTGATCTACTAAGTAATATCTCATTTCGTGTTTATGCAGTTTCGTATTCGTTGAAAACCTTTTGCATCTTTAAAATGATTTCTCTCAAGCAACTTGCACATGATGTTGGTTCTCTGCGTACATGAAAAACTCTGTTGTAAATATCTAAGATAGCTTCCTGCTCTGTTGGTCTAATGCTTGGTTTAAATAATACCTGACTTTCTTTTAAGTAGTTGTATTCGTCTTCTGTTAGACACTCAGGTTTATTGTATGGAAACATTGCATTGAGTTTCTCTTTACGTGCATCACATCCGCAATCTTCTCCCATTAGGAATTTAGCTACCTTTGCAATACCAGTTGCTTCTAATACTTGTTCTACTGTATCTCCTAATCCTTCAGCTTTCTTTTTTGATGTTCGTTTTTCCATTGTTTATTTTTTAAAGTGTTCTTTACTTAATTCTGCTAAATCCTTTCTGAGCATTTCGTTTTCTGCTATAAGCTTTTTATTAATTCTTTCTTGGTCACAAAAAAGCCTGTAATTATCTTTTGAGCGTTCAATTCGCCTTTCTAACTCAGCTTCTAAAACTTCTAATATATTTTTAAATATCATTGTTTATTTTATTAGTTCAAATTCGTTATTTAAGTAATCCTCAAAGTCCTCTCCAACATTTTCTTTAATCCTTTCTTTGCAATTCTTCAAGGTGTTGAAAATAGATGTTAGACTTATGTTTGTTTCCTTTGCTAATTTACGCATTGATAAATTACTATTTCTGTAGATATCAAATAACATCTTGTCGTAGTGATGCCATGTCTTTGTTTCTTCCTCAATTAAATATTCAATTCTATCAAATGCTTCGTGTTTTTCTACGTGATCATTCTCACTGGTTAACGTATGTAAACATTCTATTGATATAAACTCTATCTTTTTACTTTTGTTTAAATCACCACAAATATTTCGTAAAATACTCCAAATGTAAAACAAGTTCACTTCTCCTGATTCATTCAATACTTTTTCTTTCTGTCCGTATTTATGCACCCTTAGATACATTTCCTGCACTACGTCTTCAGGGTAGTCTGTTCCAAATGTAGTAACTATTTTTACCCACTCTTTGTGCTGACTTGAAACTTTGGTTAATAATTCCATTGGTTAAATTCTAATCAAATTTACGATGAAAATTTAATCACGTTGCTAAAAAGTTATTAACAATAAAAAAGCCACCTGTTAAAGTGGCTCTAAATTGTTTAAGTAAATCTCTCTGCTAACATAATTATCTAACTTGATAACTGTGCAAAGTGTTACGTCTTTACCTTGTAGGAATTTATCTATTTGGTATTGATGAAACTTACCTGTGTTTGACTTTATCTCCTGCACGATTTGGTTTCGTGTTTTGGTACGAAGCAACATCTCCAATTGCTTTCGCAATCCTCCTTCATCAATGTACATTAAAACGGAAAATCATCGTTATCTACTTTTCTAATTGGTTCGCTCACTGGAGCTACATAAGGCTCTGAGAACGCTGCAGAGAAGAATGATCCTGCTTTACCTTGTTTTACCCATAAGGCAACCTCCATTTCTTTACCATTTACGTTTACTTTTCCTTTGTAATCGGGATGATTCTCAGCTTTCTTATTCGTGTTTTTGAAGATTGCTCCAGTGTTTAACTTGTTTTCCATTGTATATTTGATTTTATTGTTTACGTTTATAATTCTACTGTGTTTTTTCTAAAGTTCAATTCGCTTTTAAGCTTTCTGTTTTCAACTTTTAAATCGTTAATCTCATCTCTTAGTTGGTTTATCTTAGAATGCTTTTCGGCAATTTCCATAGTTAACTCAATTATTACTTCCTTTAGTATTTCTGATGCTTTCATATATGTTACTATTTGGTTAGTTACTTAAAATGAACCTTTAAATATCTGTGATACTATTGCAGTTCCTACAAGTGCTATCATTCCTAAAACTAGGAACATTACGATAATTGCTAGTGTTTTCTCTTTCATTGTTCTTGTTGTTTAGTTATCATTTCTATTTAAGATATGTGGTAAAAATTGCCACTTATCCTTTATTGATTTGTTTTAGCATTTCATCAATATCCACTATTTCAAGTTTTCCGCTGAATACATAACCAGTTGCTTTTAATAGTCGTTCGAGTATTTCTAACATTTCTTCCATGCTTACGTCATTGTGTGGAACTTCGTATGTTATTTTGTGGTCGTATTGTTCTATTACTATTTTCATCTGATTACATTTACTACTATTAAAGCACCCGCAACATAACCAAACGCTAAAGCAAAAGCCATTTTAATACGTTCGCTCCATAGTTTTGATTCTACCATATATCCAGCAAAAGGTAATCCAAGAAACGGCCCGACAAAAGCAAAGGTAACCATTCCTAACGCATTACTTTCTGAGATATAATGAACGTAAAACGTAGAGCAGATTTCAATGATTAATGCGCTTAAAAAAATAATTGGATATTTCATCTTAATGGTTTTCATGGTAAAACTCAATTACTTCTTCTAACTTTTTTACTTCGTCTTTTAGACGTTCAACGTATAAGGTTGCATCCATAAGTTCATCCTGCAGGTGTGTAAGCCATTCTAAGGTAGTTAGGTCAGTTCTTTCAAGTGTTGTGTTATACTTGTTTATTCCGACTTGCGAACGTTCGTTAAAACGTGCTAAAACACGTAATACTATTTGGTCTTCTATTTGTTGGTTCATAATTCGTTTTTTAGTTGTCTAACATATTTACTTGCATCATTACCAAATCCATTAGTTTCAAAATTAGTACCATCGAAATACGCTTGTTCTAATTGTTGCGTTTCGTATTCTTGTGCTTTATCCCATAACATTGAATTATGTTTAAAATCATTTTCTGAAATTGGCTCTGAAATTAAGTTGTTTAATAACCATTCTAATACACTCATAAGAAATTAATTAAAGTGTTATAATACTCTCTGCAAAGCTCTACCTGCTCCTTGATTCGTTCAATGACTGCTTCGTCTTTCTGTACATAAAATACTTTCACACGTCTGTTCTTTGGAATGTGGCTAAAGATATGTTTTTTCTGTATTTCATCTCTTAGATCCAAACTTTCCTCCATTAGATTAAGTTTCCAGTGTGCGCGTCTTACTTCATCTTCAACCATTAGTTGAGGTGTATCAACAAGGCAGTAACAAAGCATTGATTGTTGTTTGCCTGTTAGCCACATATAGCCTTGCAACTGATAGTAATAATCCTTTGTAGGAATCTCAGTCTCAAAGAATGGAAATGTAGTACCGTCCCAACTTGATTTTACATCTAAAAGAACTTCGTTTGTGTTTACATCGGGTGTACCTGTAATCCAATCATTCTCGTAAAACTCCTCATTCTTGTAAATAAATCCAACGTCTAAAACTTCGTTTACTAAGTTGATTGATTCGTTTTCTACTTCGTTTCCTTTGTCAGTGTAACGTGAACTGAACTCTTTTCTAATTCCGTATTTATCTTGTAAGACTAATTCGTGGATGTAAGTCTTTGCAGTTTGACTAAGTAACTCCGATTTGTTTCTCGGACTACTCATAATTTTTCCTATAGCAGAGCATCTAATTTTAAAAGTATTCATAGCGCGTTAATTAAATCGGTTTGACCTTCTGTTAATGCGAACTTAGACTCTAGTTCTTCACGTGTGTATTTACCCGCTTGGATAGCTTCGATAGCGCTTTGGAATCGTTTAGCGTCTATGGTAGGTAATTTCTTTATTTGTTCACCGCTTGCGTCCGTATCTTTGTCGGTTACTAATCCTAACATTGAACTGATAGCGTAACGACGTACGTAAGTAATAGCTGACCCCATAACTTGGAAATCGTTCATACCTTTTAAAGCTACGTTCTGTGGAATAGCTGTAGTGCTTTCGATTGTTTCGCCACTTTCTACGTGAAATAAACACGTAACTAAATTAGTGTCGTTAATCAACTGAGTAAATCCTAGTCTGTGTTTTTTTAGTAACGGATTAATAACACTAAAGATTTTCGGTAAGTCCGAATAAGAATAGCCGTAACCTTGCGTAGCTTTGTGAATTACTGGGACTTCTTGCTGGAAATTTGCCAACGCTTTAAATAGATTTTTCATAAAATTAGTTTTTGTTTATATGCAAATATAACACTTATTTTAATTCTGCACATTTTTTTTTGTAAATATTTATCAATTCTTTTAACTCGTCAATAGTCCATTTTTTCGTAAGGTGTGCGCGTCCTTGAAGTTCGATTAATCTGTCTGCGCCGATTCGCTTTTCGATTCCTATCTGGTAGTTAAGAAGGTTACCACTTAAAAACGTGTTACACGCTTCGCATTGTAAGTGAACGTTATCTAGGTCAAACCTTACGTTTGAATGTCCACCAGAACTAAAATAGTGTCCCGCGTTCTTTTTCTTTGGTGGTAAGTTACACGATATGCAGTTTAAACCAGAATCCCGAAACCTTACATATTGATTAAATATTGTCTGAGCTTCCTTTAACCAATCTTGTGTAGTTTTTAACTCTGTTTTCATTCGTGTTTTTGTTTCCTTCCAAGTCTTCTCTTTTACCTCAGCTACAAATGCTTTGATGCATTCATCAGCTAGGCAGTATTTGTGATTAAATCTGATAGGCTCAAACTTTTGTTTGCAATGCTTACATCTTGGCATTAGTCTACAATTATAGATTCTACAAATTGACGAAACTTAATCTGCAAGTCAACTTGTTGCTCATAGATTTGCTCTCGGTTCTCTCCGTAAATCCTTAAAACTTGGTCATCTACTCGTCTAATTTCCTGCATAAACATATTTGCTTTACGCTTTAGGTCTTGTTTAAATACTGATTGGTCGTTTAAATCTTCAATCCAATCTGCTAATACTGGTAATACTGCACATAGTGCAACTAGTTTGTGCTCTTTTCTCATAATTCTACGTTTTTAAATTTAAGTTCGTGTTCTAATTCCTCTATTCTTTTCTTTAATTCTCCGTTTATATGCAGACATCTGTTGATTTCTCGTCCGTGTAAACGTAGTTCTGTTTCAAGCTCAACTATTGCTAACTGCACTTGCTTTAAGTCGTTCTCAGTGTCCTTAGCTCCGTTGATGTAAGCTAATGCTTCAGGCTTCTTTTCCTGCAACTCTTCCCTTGTTAGTTTGACTTTCCAAATGTTCTTTTGTATCAGTCCTTTGATGTAAAGTAGTTTTAGTCCTATGTCCATTCCGTGTTTTTTAATGCATTAATTTTCTGTTCTACCATTGTAATCTTTGCCTGAGTTGGTGCTTTAGGTCTAAACGGTTTTAATGGATCATTTCCGTTGATTGTAAATCCTAATCCGTTATTGAAATCGCACATAATAAAATCATCTAATGCAGTAATCTTTCCACCTGTGTCCGTGTCCTTTACTTTCTCAACTGATATCAAAGTTACAAATCTCATTGTTTCGTGTTTTACTAATCTGTGAATTACAAACATATCATCACAACGATTTAAAAATGCTTTTCCGCCTTCGATGTGATCTTTCATCGGAGGTTTCAAATGACCTTTCCACATGTGTTGATCAGGGTATAAGTTTCCTGCTCTTCCTGATTCCGTGTTAGGATGCGTGTTTATGTAGATTGACTTACCTGTTTCATTTACAAATTGACGTGCTGCGTTCAAAAACTTATAATTGCCTTCGTAACCCATTTCTCTATCAAGTCCAGTGTATGGATCAATCAAACAAGCATGAGCATCTGACTTTTTAAATATCTCAAATAACTCAGCCGGTTTGTAAAGCTTGCTGTTATCTACAAAATCAAAAAACTGTTCTATGTAAGTTGAGTAAGATAAAATTTGTTGCTCATTTAATTCTTTATAAGGTTTGCCAGAGTAAATCTGTATCATGTCTCGCAAGATCTGACCGTATTGATTTTCACCAGACCATATTATAAACTTAATATCATGTTTTAATGCAAGAGAAAGAAAATACCAATTAATCCAATAAGTTTTTCCTACGTTATCATGCCCAAGAATTATGTTAAGCTGTTTTGGTTTGTATCGAAGATTATCATCTAATGAACATTCTAAACCTAAACCTTGTTTTATTCTACCTGCTTTGTAGTCGAGCAAATACTGCTGCGAACTACCTTTACTTAATATATCCATTTTGTCTTGCTTTTTCCACTAAAGGATCATAAATCATTTCTTGTTGTGTTGGCTTGCTCCAGTTTCTTATTGCAGCTTTCCAATCTTTCATTTTGTTTTTACCTACCATCCATCCTTTTGATTCGTAAAAGTTAATGAATTTATTAGCGTCAACTTCAACATTATTTTGCATGCAATATTCTAGAATTTCATTAAAATTTGGAGGTATAAATATACTTCTTTCTTTCTTATCCTTCTTGTTACTGGTCACTTGTTGGTCACTCGTTGGTCCTTCGTTGGTCATTTCGCTGGACTGTAGCTGATATTTCTCATAGTTAACTACTTCAATTACAGTTCCTTGCGAGTTAGTTTTGATGGTCAATTCGTTGGTCATTTTTAACTTGTTTAGTGCTGTTCTCACTTGGCGTACTGTTAAGCCTGTTTGATAAGCTAGAATATCGCGGGAAGTAATTACACTACCCGCTTTAAGTTCTATTCCTTTGTAACGCTTTTTCTTATGGTTAGCCGTTAAAATAAGATGCATAAAAACACGAAACGAATTATTATCTGAGTACCATTCCCACTCTAAAATCTGTCTATGTATTTTTATCCAGCCGCTCATATAAATAGTTTTTGTTGAAAAAGATCGCTAATATATAAAAAGCATTTTTTATCCTCAATAAATGATTTCTTAAGTTTTACTAATACATCTTCCTTTTTGCATATAGGTTCAATATAAGCATACTTTTCATCCATTTGAATAAAAACGTACAGCTCAGAGTTTAAATACTCATTAGCGTACTCTATTTCACAATTAAACGTATATGTTTTTGCTTTTGTAGCTTTTATTTGATATGTGTAACCTTTGTGATCAGCAAAATCTATTTTTTGAAAATCTCTATCTGCTGACTGTTTAAACAATGGTTCATCTGCATAATTGTACTTAAACCATAATTCAAATACTTTTTCACCAATTGATCCTGTTGATTCATTTTTAATTTCTTCAGGAATTCTAATTTTTGCTAAGTACGTTCTCATATTATTTTTGTTTTATAAAGCTTCCATTAACCATTGATCCTTTTCTTTTTGCAATAACATTGTATGCACTATTGATACATTCTTCAATGTCTGTACCATTGAATCTAGCTATCGAGGTTAATACAACGATACAATCTCCAATTGCATCAATTATTTCAGCATTGTCATTATTGATAATTGCTTTTGCAAGTTCTCCTGCTTCTTCTTGAAATTTAACATATTGAGTTTTAATATCTCCTTTTGTTAAAATTCCTTTTTCTGTTGCCCAAATTCTAATTGGTTCAAATTCGTTTGTTAGTTTCATTTGTTTTTATTTAAATAGTTGTTGTATAAATGCATGTTTGATGTAAAGTGATAATACCATCCAATTTCTAATTTCAATTCTTTAGAAACCATTTCTTGAAGTTTACTGAAGCAATATTGATCATTGCAGAAACCAAACCATAAGTCATTTGATCTCATATTAACTGTCATGCACAGTAAGTTATTTATTATTTGAAAATGTATTGATAAAGTGCATGGAGTATCATTTTCATACCAACCTATTTCTTTACCGTCGTAAATAGAAATAACTGCTTGTCTTGTGTCTTTATTACTGGCAAGTTTATTAATAACCATTTTTAATTGGTTTTTTCTCAACCATTGCCAACCATAATTAGAACGAACTAAACCATTTTCATCCATATGATTTAACCAAATAGGTGCTCTTTTTGCAATTTCAGTAGCATCTGGATCTCCGCTTAAATACCATTCCCATTCGAAATTTGCGTAATTTTTATTCCACTTTCTAAATGCTAATGTCACTTCATTGTCTAATGGATTTTCAATGTAAAAACCACAATTAAAAATAGAATGTGTGTTACCGTTGTTCAAACCTTCATTACTAATTAAATCGTAATAATGTTTAAATACTTCCTCTGCATTTTTAAATTTATTTTTCATTGTAATAATTATTTAAACTTCCTAAATACGCTACAGCGTCTAATAAATTATCTTCTTTGTGATTGTACGACTCTCTTGAAAGTTTTAATGCTATTAGTGCTTTATACATAAATGACGCATCAATTTCATCCCCTGTCATTCCACTTAAAATTTTAGCGGATCTTTCCATACCTTCTATAAAAGGTCCGTACTCTCTTTCTTTTTCTTCTGATCGAAGATTTACAATTTCATTTGCTTTTTCTAAAATATTCATATAAATTAATTTAAATAAAAAACCCCTGCATATCCACGAGGCTCGACTTTCGTTTCAATACAAGGGTTAATAATTCCTTTTGAGTTTATGGTGTCGAGCCAACTCATTCACAAATATAAAGAATCTTATTCTAAAAAGGTTGCATCAATATCATATTTATTTTCTATAATTCGTTTTTTGATGATTTTAATATCATGTAGATTTCGACATTGTAACACATCTTTAGCCAAATTGTATTCAACTTTGATATGCTTTATATCTTCAAACTCTTCTAAATATTCCTGAATTAAATTAATATACACTGGATCTTTGATTTCGTTTAAATAACGGTTAACCATTTTACATTGATAAACTGCAGTTGAATGATCAAGGTTAAATAAATCACCTATTTTGTAAAATGTCATATGTTGACATCTCAATACGTGCATTAAATAAGCTCTTTTGTACACAATTTCTTGTTTCCGTGTTTTTAAATTTAGTTCATCACGTTTAATGATTGTCTTTACTTTTTCTATTGTTTGATTCATATCAGTTTATTTTTCTCAAAGTATTCTCCAACTTCTCCAATGTTATTAAAATTAATTACTTCAAATTTACCTTGATCATAGTTATACGAAACAAGGCTTTTTTTTCTGACTGCTGAATCAAAGTTGCATATCTTACAAACTCTGTTTTTACCCATGTCAGTTTTTAAAGTATATCCTCTTTTGTTCTCCGTGTATTCATCCAGTGAAAGCATCCTGCGACATTTAAAGCATTGTTTCATGTTATTTTTTTGTTCCAATTTAAAACATCAAATTGTTCGATTTCAAAACTGCCCATGTTAAAACGACCTGTTTCAATTAAATCCATCTTTTTCCAGTAAGCTAAACTCTTTGATGTAAAGATCCATTCCTGAACTACTGCAAGTCCTATTTTGTATGTTAATTTGTATTTCATAATATTAAATTTACTAAGATTAATAATGCTCCTATTGTTAAACTGACTGCTATTCCAAGCATGGAAGCTCTGTAGTTTTCTTCTCTTTTGTAACTCATAATTTTTCTATTTCTTGTTTAACTTCATCCCAAAAATAACCCTCGAACTTAAATTCCCTATTCATTTCTTTGCATAGATTTTTTAAATCTTCAACTATTTTTTTTTCAAATTCTAATCCAGCCTCTATTGCAATTGAACAAAATTTCTTAGCTAAATAATTATTAACGCCATAGTAAACCGTTTCTAATTCCAATCTATAGCATTCATCTAAAATAAACTCTGCTGTTTCTTTTGGTGTCATAACTTTTGATTAAATTTAATTTCACAAATTCGTTTGTAGAGTTCCTCGTTAAATGTTCCTCTGATGTGTTCGTGCTGATTCTTTCTTGTCCAAAATTGAATCATTCGTTGTAGTCTAAATACCATAATAGCTCCAATCTTGTTCGTTCATATCTAAATCTTGCATCTTTTCTTGTATCTCTTCAGATAACCAAAGTGTATTGTTTCTATATTCCTTAAGTTTATCCTGTAGGAAAGTAGTGTATTCTTCCGTTATTTCAATGTCTCCTACTTCGCCTGTTTTGCTATGGAAAAACGTACCTGATAAAGGAGTAATAGTAAAGTCAATGTAATTGCTTGTACATTCATCTGCCCATTCAAAGTCGCATAGAACGGTATAGTAATAATCTCCGTACAGATATTGAATCTCAATGCGAAAAGATAGCATCTTATAATCTAATATTTCAAAGTTCATCTTATTTGTTTTTAGTGATTAGTTCTCCGTATTTTTCTAGCACAGGTGATTGAACGTGTACAGGAATATCCTCAATGATTTTATCCTCTTTAATGTAGTTTGGTCGCGTTGCAATAAAGAATATCATAACAACTAAAAATAATGCTACTGGCATTAATAAATCTAATACTTCATTTCTATTTTTCATAGTCCTAATTTTTTTACAAGTTCACAAACTGCACCCCATCTACGCAATGCATCTTGCGTGATTCGATGTGCTTCTCCAAATGTTTCTTTACAATTCATTACGTCTTTCCAAAGCTGCTGCTCTTCTAACATAATTAAGTTAATCATTTCTTGTTTTTTCATAGCTTAATAGTTTTTGTTAAAAATTGTTCAAAGGTGTATTTGTGATTGAGCTTTAATCTAATCCATTCACCATACATTTTACATCGTTGTTCTTTAGTTATTAATTTACTTGCTTTCATAAAATGTGCGTTACCGAGTCGCACCCCTCGTTTTATTATACTAACTCTACTTTCTGTCTTGTTGAAATAATCATATTTCCCTTGTCTGTAATCAAAACCATTTCATTATTTACAAATAATTTGTTATTGTGATAAGCGCCATTTGATTCACCTAATTGAATTCCTAAAATATTAACGATAGGAGAAGAATTAGTGATATTGCCATTTTTAACGTAAAGTACATTACCATTTGAAATACATTCTTTCATGTAATTTTTTTCGTCTTCTGAATGAATTCCGTAACCTACAACTCCATTAATAGCATTTGTAAAAAATTCTGTACGATTAGAAATGTTAGAAACTTTGATTGTCATTCCTTTTTCGATTTGTTTTGCTGAAATTTTCATAGCGTTTAATTTTTGTTTGTGAATTAATTATATACAAATATAAAGACTATTTCTGAACCACCAAACTTTTTCAACAATTTTTTTAAACTTTTTTACAATTATTTTTAAAACCCTTGATTTTACTAGGAAAAATTTATACCCGATGAAGTGTAAATTGTAACAAAACAAGGGTAAAAATGTTACATTCTTGTAACAAAATAAGGGTAAAACCTTAAAAATATTTTAAATAATAAGGTTATAGCATGAAAAAAGGGTTAACATTGCTGCTAACCCTCTAATACAAAAACTAAATTTCACTATGAGATCACAAATATACTAAAAGATGTGAGTTAATCTAGCAACTTGACCAAAATCTTTGTGATGTAAAAAACCTTCAACTGCTTGCGGAGCGTGTTGATATCCGTTTCTGTGATGCCATGAGTCTGTCGCTGAAGGTGATCGCAATGATTCAACAGTAACCCCAATGAAATCTTTACTTTCTTTATGGTGAATATGATGCGTATAAACGTACCTGTGTTTAGATAAGCTCCATTCGTGAGGGAACTCAGTTGCCATTAACAAAGGTAAGTCTGCTTTTTTTGCTCCGTCTCCGTGAGTAGTTCCGATTAGATTCTTTCCATATAAGAACCCTTTGCGATGAGCAATAGAACAATCAAAAGTAATGTTATCACAATCTTTAAACCACGTCTGAATAACATCAGCAAGAAAAAATCCGTGTGTGTAATCATGATTAGATGGATTGAAAGTAAAATGCACATCAGCGACAGATAGCAAAGATTCCAAGATGTCAACATAAAGTTTTTTTGCGATTAGAAAATTAGAGTACCACATCCCGTCTGTGTCCTGTGGTGTTCCTCCAGTGGTTTGTCTTTTAGGAGTATCAATATGAAGAATGTCATTTCCTCCAATGAATAATATTTTATCAATGTTAAAGCCTGAGCTTTTATCTAAGATTCCTTGAACGCCTTCCTTAACACGTTTTACTGCAATTTGATTGTTGTAGTCCTCACCTGTTTCGAAAGCATCGCATAACTTACCTATGTGGATGTCAGCAGGATCAACTACTAATAAGTGTCCATCAGTTGACGGATTACGAAATATTGTTGGATATTCAGGTTTGAAATCACGGATATCTTGTAATATTAAATCCTGTAATTCCTTGTAATTTACTTCCTCCGCTTGTTTAAAGTTCGGATTTTTAAAGAACAATGAAGCGTTTTTAGATTTTAACCATCCGTGTTTTACATCACTATCATCTAAACCTAACTCATTTGATTCACGTTTAATTGCTCTGTATTGCTTAACAACATCAAATTCTTCGTGACTGATTCTCGGTCTGAAATTACCCATCTATTTGTAAAGTTTAGTGAGAAGTTGTAACCTACTTCTAAAGGTTTCATTGAATGTAAACTTAACTAATATCCCTAATATGAATGCAATAATCACAAATAGCCAATTTACTTTTGTTTTTGTGATGTACTTATTCTTGTATTTTACTTTCTGAGCTTCAGCTTTTACGTATTTAGTTTTGTAGCGATATTCAATCTTTGTCTGAAATCGTGTTTTAGGCACGTAGGAACGCTTGTAACGCACTATTGTATCTTTCTGAACAATTACCTTCTCCCAATAAATTGAGTCTCTTAGAATGTACGGAATTGAGTCTATTGTTGAAACTTGGATTGTGTCGCTTGTTTCATCGCATTTGTAACCTTTCTTCATGGCTCTCATCACGTGATAATGAGCAGTACATGAACTAAGTAATAAAGCTACAATCAGCCACCTCATAAATTCTCAAGCATTTTAATCACTCTTGGACATGGGTACATATCACTTTTGTCTTTACGAACTGAATTGTGTGTAAAGATTCCTTTCGTGTTTTTAAAGGCTTCCTTATCAATTCCCCAAATCTCTGAACGATAATCTTTAGGAATGTCGTATGTTTCGCACAGATATTCTACAAGTTGACGTAGTGACTCAATCTGAGCATCTGAGTATTTATACCAAAACTTAAAGCCTTTGAATGGTTTATCAAGCTCTGTTACGTTTGCAGGATTTACAACGCCTCCTGCATAGTTATAATACTTATCTCCTTTTTTCTTCAAGTAACCCCAATTGCAAACTTCAATCCCTACAGAGCATTTATTAAGATTAACATATTTTGCTCCGTTAACTGCGAAGTCTTGATTGTCAATACCTAGATGCCATCCCCAGTGCTTAGAAGAAAAACATTGAACAATAGTTCCATCTTCTCCGATTACAAAAGCAGTTCCAATTCGTGTTTCGTTAGAGTTCCAATATCTGCTAACTCCTTCTGCATTTCCATTACCTGCAGTATGGTGTAAATAGATTTGTGTCTTTGGTGATTCCTCTTTAAAAAACTGATTGTCTTTTAAACGAACCTGTTTGATTTTACTGATGTCTAATTTCATTTTAAATCCTCCAATGTTTCTTTTGATCGTTTGACTAATTTAATGAATTTGTCCCATACGTTAACTCCTGTTACTGAAAAGTAACTTTCGTTAATACTTTTTATCTCCGTGTAAACGCAGAAGAAAGTAAACGCTTTTGTAAGTAATAAATCAATTGCAATGAAATGTGCAAGAATATCTGCTATAACGTACTTTTCTAACAAGAACACAAAAACGATAGCTCCACTATATAAAAGTGTCTTAGAAATCGTGTGAGATAGTCTACGTGAACGTATTGACTTCCATCCTGACTTTCTAACTGAACGCCAAATGCCGAAACACGTATCTAAAATGATTGCTAAAATTGCAATTATTACAAGTGGCTTTACAGGTGTTAAGATTGTAAAGATTGAGAAAACTAAAAGACTAAGTTTAGATTTCATCTACTGGAGTTTTAGGAACGTAAGTAATTAAGTTTAATTCTTTAACCCACATCGTATCAGGGTTAGTTGTTCCGTTTACTTCCTCAAGTGAAATAACCCAATCATCATAAGCATCTTGAATAGGGTTGTAATAAGAATCATCCGTGTATTGAACCCCTACTAATAAATCTTTTTCTACTTCTGTTAATAATGCTATTTGTATCATACGTTTCTTGATAATGCTGTTTGGAATGCTTGAACTCGTGTATTTAAGTTAGAAACTTCTGTGCTTGTTAATGACTTACCAATGTGAGCAAATGCGTAGTTTTTTACTGAATATCTTCTCGCATTATTATTATAATTATCAGCTCCAATAAATAAAGCTATTGTTGGAGATGTTCTTGTTGTAACTTTTGCAAATGTGTTTTGAGTAATTAAAGTACCGTTTTTGTAAACCTGATTATTTACAGAATTAGCAGTACCTGTGTAAAAACCTGTAGTGTTTGTATTAGCACCTTGTGAACCGTAAAAACCATATGTAAAAGCATTTGGAAAATCAGATTGAAATCCTGCTAATTGGTTGACTGAATTATATCCAGTGAATAACATAAATGCTCCTGTAGGTGTACTAAATTGATTTACACCCATGTCAATCTGTATATCAGGAGAAACAGAAATTGAATTAGTTCTTGAGTAAATTGACAATGAAGAATAATCAGATAAAACATTATTGACAGAAGGCACATATTTTGTATCTGCATACGCATTAACCCCATTTGCAGTAACTCCGTTAACATTATGTGTCCATCCACCTGTAAACACTAATCTAAATGCAGCGTCTAAATCTCTTGGATCTTTAAGGTTGAATTTATGAGTAGAAGCAGAACCTCCAACAAATGGATAAATGGCTTTCATCTTGTCCCAAATGCCATCTGTTTTTAGGCCCTTAACAAGAGTATCTATTGCAGTTTGTTCTAAAGTGTTAGTAATAGCAGCTGCAGTAATAAAAGCACTTGCATCAGCATCCGTAGTAATTCCTACGATGTCAGTTAATCCTGCATTTGACTTAGTGTGAGAATCTCCCCAACCGATGTTATTATTAGCACCTTGTCCCCAACCTATTGCGTTGTTGGCAGCACCATCTCCCCAACCATTACTATTTGCCATTTTCGTTTTTATTTAGTTTAGCGAGAAAAACACGAAGTTTCTCCACGTTAGTTTCTTTTGGTTTGTAAAGTTTAATCCGTTTTTTCATATATACCAACCTGTGTAATTGTTCATTGAATCAGGGAAGATGTCGTTGTTCTTGTTTGAACGATATTCAGGAAACAAGTTATTGTTAAAGCTCATGTAATCAATGAACCTTTGTGTGTAGTGTTGAGCTATGTTACGTTCCTTTTCTAATAGATAGTCAACTTCGTTTTTATCTACGTTCTCTGCGTTCTCAGATGAATGTTTGTAAACTCCTTTGTTTGCGATTGTGTAAGCTGCAAAAGGAAGATACTCCACCATTCCCCAGTGGATTAACATAGGCTTCACAAATGAAACAACCAAAGACTCATAGTTACCTGTAAGTGTTCCTGCAATGATATCTGCTTGGAGCTTTTGGAATAGTTTAGAACCTAAGTAATTTTGTATGTGGATATCCTGAGCGATTTTAACGAATTGAATAAATTTGTCCACGTCCGTGTTTCCGTTCATCGCAGTAAATTTTACGATATCATCTCTAGTTATGAATAAAGCCTCTGCCATTATTTCCCGTA